ACGACGCTGATAACGAACCTGTCGCCCTTCCCACTCATGCTAACTGCTGGGTCTACGCCCATATATTTGCGTAGTTTTAAGGGTTTCCCCTCATCATCCCGCAAATCTTCTTCTGTATAGTACTTTAACCAGTCTCCTGCTAAGTCTCGGCCAGCCATGCTGTCAAAAGCAGCACAATACTCTTGATTAAACAAGAGTGGATGATACCGACGCTTAACATACTCCCACTCTGTCTTAGCGAAGTAAGGATTATCAATACTACGATACTCTACCCGACCAATATTATGATCCTTCATAGCATCCGTACCCCAGAACTCGTCATAAAACCAGTTCTTACCATCCGGAGTAGTAGTAGTTACAAGCATTCCCTGCTTATCACTCAGAGAGGGGCGAGTAACCAGCCACGCTTCCTCTGATTTAATGAAAGCAGCCTCATCCATCCAAAGAATATCCAAACCTGCACCACGAAGAGACTGTGGATCCTCCGCCGACTTGAACTCAACGAGCGAACCATTAGCAAATTCGAACCTTAAATCTCCACGATTCTCCTTAACATCCTTACCAATAATCAAACCAGCATCAGTAATGACCTTACGCATAGTAAGATACGAAGGACGACCCACCTTATACGACGCACTCAAAGCCCACACCCACAAAGGATCATCCCGATCAGTACCATGAAGATCCTTATGAAACTGTTCTGGAAACAAACAATAGAATAATACTTCCCAAGCAGCACTAAGAGTCTTACCACCACGCCGCCCCGCTACCAAGTGCCTAAACCGCACCAACCTACCATCAATACTATTAGCATGAAACAAGGTTTGCCAATAATGCGGCAAGTAACCAACACTAAGAAACCAACCAAACTTCTCAGGAAACGCACCAAGCATCTCACCAAGCATAACCTTATCAACACTAACACCCTTACGAAAAGAATAATCAGGCATAACAATCCTTAATGTGGACGATGCCCCGCACACTTAGGACACTTAGAATAATAATGAGGATGCTCTAAGTCACAAGAGTGACAATACCAAGGCTCCTTCTTAACATTTTTAATGCGGCGCTTAGGCTGCACATTACTACCAAACATCACTTACTCCTAACTAACTAAAGCAATTTTTAACCATGTATGCTCATTACTAGCAATTACACTAACTGAAGCGCCTCCGGCCCATAAACCAACACCAATAGTGTCTCCAGCACTAGCATACCAAAAATCAGCACCCGCCCTAATACCATACGCAGCACTAATAGTAAACGTAGTTTTACGAAGACCATTAATCTTTAACCATAACTGCTCATAACTAACATTACTATAAGCACTTGCAGAAATAGAATACAAACCACTAACAGGACATTTAAACGTACCAGCGCTCGTATCAAACTGACCCATACCAGTTCCAGCAGAAACATTCCTAGAACTCATAATATTATTATAAGGAATAGTAGTACCGTCTCCAACAATACTAACATTACTACTCCTACCTACAAAAACAATAGGATTAGTATTAACATTAAAATAACCACTAGCGTCAACATTAGGAATAAACAACCAAGAAGAGCCAGTATACTGATATAATTTATTAGTATCTGTTTCATAAAACTGTTGACCCGTACTCATACCAGTCATAGAAGCACGATCCGCCGCCAAACCAGCAGTAACACCCAAACCACCAAAAGCCTTAGCCACAAACCACCCCCTAAAAAAAATAACCCTCTACCTATAATAATGCACCAAACCAACAAAATGTAACATCAAAGTATAAAGTGCTAAATTTATCTGCACCCCATTGTATATATATATGTGACTTGGAACGGGGGTATAGGTATGTATATACCTATCATAGACTTATTTTACTTTCTTTGCGCCTATCCGGGGGTACCAGTCAGAGACTGGTCGATTTTATATATATAAGAAGCCTTACTACTACTATGTAGTAGTAATATATATAACAGCCGGTATACTAAGAGTAACTACTCTTAGTATATATATATATACTCTACTAGTAGAGTATAGTCTTACTAACTATGTTAGTAGAATCTTTATAGTATCATAACTATCTCTTATCTAATAATTATTAGATAAGGTTTATCCTTACTTTGTAAGGATACTAGCCAATTAGTTATACTAACGTAGTTAGTATATGCTTAGCACTTTAGTGCTACTTTGGTTCTGTAGTCTATCTCTTATCTTAGTTACAAAGAGAGTGACTTTGTCATCTCTTTGTCTAAGATGATAGAGATAGGTTTATACTCTCTATCTCTATAGATAGAGAGTATAGGGAGAATCCGCCGAATCCCCTTATCTCTCTTAGGTTTATATTTCTTCGAACGAAGTGAGAAGAAATAGAAACCAAGAGAGAAAGAAGAAGAGAATGAACAAGAAGCCGATGATTGACCGAAGTTTCGACGAAGTCGATGCAGCCTTTGAGGATTGGCTTGAGACTTTGTCTCAGGAGGAACTGGATCAACTCAACGAGTTGATTGGCGAGACTAACCTCATCGAAGATGAGGTGAAGTCTGGTGTTCAGATCTTCGTAGAAGATGATGATGTTGCTCCGAAGGAGGAGAAGATGGAACAGCCGAAGGCTGAGAAGGTCAAGTGTCGGTGCTGTGGCTTCGCCAAGAAGCCTCGCCGAGTGAATGCCGAAGGCATTTGCAAGGTCTGCTACGTTGCTTTGGCAACGTCGGATGGTAACGAAGTTACCGTCGTCGGTCGGCAAGGGCTGAAGGGTCGCAACACTGTAAGTGTTGTAGTCGGCGGAGTCCGCGTCAAGGTGCAGCGCAAGGTACGGTTGGAGTCGTAGACTCCGCTGTGCTACACTGTTCCCACACACACGTAAGGAGCGCATATGCGTAAGCGAGAAGTCATCGTAGATGGTGAGGTCAAGGTGTTCAGGGTCAAGCGTCTGAGCAATCGGCATTCGGAGAATGTTGCTAAGATGTTTGCTAGTCAGGGTCGTGGCTATGCGAAGCGTGGCAAGCGTCACGTAACAGACATTGTGAGTCCTTTGGGGCTTCGTTCTAACAGCCGGATGCCCGGTGATGAAAGGGAAGGTGTGTGAGCGTGATGTTGCTTGATCCTAATGATGAGGACGGCGTGTGTGGGGCTGCGTATCAGGAGTGGCGCGGTGAGCAATTCGACTTTGACAGTCCGGATGATGCGTGGTATGATGATGAGCAGGACAACGAATGGGAGTGTGAGTAGCATGGCTTACAAGGTAGAATTCAATGATGATCGTATGCGTTGGGCTGATTATGCTGCGGTCATGGATTACGAGACTCAGTACCTGCCGTGGAGTTTCATTGAGGAACTCATGGATTATTTGCAGGGGTTGGGTTACGAGTGGTGTAAGATTGCTTATGTAGAGCAGGTGGTACGCTAGCGTCCATTGTAAGGCGTGTAGCGTGGCTTCTAAGCCACGTTGAGTATGGTAGGAATACTACCCCACATGGTGTGGGTGTAGAATGCTTAGAGAGGCTGTAAAATAATGGAAGCAGTATTCTACATCGCAATACTACCAGTATTAGTAATGCTTATAGCAGTGTACATTATCGAAAGGTGTTGGTAAAATGTTGAAGATTATCACAGACGACTACGTTGTCTACGAAATTTGGGAGTGCGATGATAATGGTATGCCTTACGCATTCGTTGATCATTTTGATTCGCTCATGGATGCGGAACACGAGTTGCTCGTACTAAATTGTGGTACAATGCTCGGCGATCCAGCCGGAGACTATACTCTCTAAATAAATATCTGAACGAAGTGAAGATATTTATTATAGAGAGATAAGGGAGATTGAAATGAAAATTACTGCTGATCGTGGCGTTGAGATTGCTCAAGGTATTGAGTTGATTTATGCTATTGCTAATAAGTACGGCCTTGTGATTGAAGAAAATGCTCATGGTGATGTTACTTGGTTTGAGTTGTGGGCAGATGGTGTAGATGATATTGTTGGTTTGTGTGATAGTGTTCGTACTACCTTCGGTGAGGAGATTCGATAATGACTAAGAAAAAGTTTGACATTGCAGAGGTTCACACTCAGATTACTGAGGGGCTGATTGCTATGATGGAACAGGGTGTTGCACCTTGGAGTAGGCCATGGATTGTACGTGGTATCAACGATGCTATGGCACCGAAGAATGGTATCAGCAATCGTAGGTACACCGGGTTCAATAGCCTTTACCTATCGTTCCTCATGGAGGAGAACAAGTGGGATGACCCACGATTCTACACAATGAGCAGCCTGCCCGAGGATGCTAAGGTAATCAAGGGTAGTAAGTCTACGATTGTTATCTATAACAAGAAGACTGAGCGTGAGGTTGAGGATGATAACGGTGAGGCTGAGGTGCAGACTTCATGGTTTCAGCGTTACTATCGTGTGTTCAATGGTGCTCAGATTGAGGGTCTGCCTGCATTTGAGAAGCCTGAGCCTAACACTGAGGGTTATACTCACGAGGATAATGGTTATCCTGAGGCTGACCTGATTGCTACTGAGTGGTGTGATAATCTTGCAGACTTTAGTCATGGTGGTGACCGTGCCTACTATGTACCTAGCATGGATAGCATCACGATGCCTGACCTTGACCAATTCCCCACACTATCGGGTTACTACCAGACACTGTTCCACGAGATTGCTCATAGCACAGGACACGCCTCTCGTGCTAATCGTCTAGAGAAGGGTGGTTTTGGTACTGATACTTATGCTAAGGAGGAGTTGGTTGCAGAGTTTGCTGCCGCATTCCTTTGTGCTAACACTGAGGTGCCTCTGAATGAGGAGCAGTCGGCTGCTTACCTGAAGGGATGGGCTAAGCGTTGCAAGGCTGAGCCTAAGTTGCTATACTCTGCTGCTAATGCTGCTCAGTTTGCTGCTAGTATGGTAATGGAAAATACTTACGCTATGGTTGCATAAAAGAATGGAGACTATATACTCTCTAAGATAATCTCTGAACGAAGTGAAGAGATTATCTATAGAGAGATAAGGAAGAAGAATGATTGAAAGAATTAGTATGACTACTAGGAATTATGTGAATATGATTAGTGATGATGAGGATGTTCCGTTTGAGACTGCTGATACTGATAGTTTGGTGGTGACTTGGGTGGTGTATGATCCTGAGTATGATAGGGTTCCTGAGGATCCACCGTGGGAGTCGCATGATTGGACTAATGATTATGATTATCCTGATGAGTATGCACCTGAGCATGATGAGGAATTTGAGTAATGGTTTTTACTACTAAGAAGATGGGGAATGTTATGAGTATGTATGATGAGCGTGTTGCTGAACTTGAGGCTTTGCTTGAGGCTAGTGATGCTCGGTATGCTGAGGTTAAGAATCAGTTGGATCGCGAAGTAACGTTGTTGGTGACTCGTGAGGAGCGGTATGCAAGTGAGACTAATATCCTTGCTCGTATGCTGAATTATACTTACGATAATTGTTGTCTAGAGCAGCATCATTTGGATGATGCTATTGCTAGTATGCCAGAGAAAACGAATCATGTACGTGGTGTGTTGGAGTATCATGATGCTGTGCCTGCTAAGTTTCTAGAGCGTGAGTACTATGTTAGCATCACCGTTCCTGTTACTGTGTGTCTTACTGTGAATGCAACGGATGAGGATAGTGCCGAGGAGCAGGCTCGTGATGATGTAGAATCCAATGGGATTGAGTACTTTGATATGGAATATAATACTTACTATGACGCTGAGTACAGCGTGACGGAGGCGTAATGACTACTGCAAATAAATTCTACAAGGTGCTTGACTCGTTCGGTATTGATGAGGCTATCAGTGAGGGTGTGGCTTGGTATCCTAATGCTTGGCAGCATTGCCTAGATATTAGTAAGGATTATCCTGTCACTCCTCAGCGTGTCGCTGCTATCATGGCAGTAACCTCGCCTCGTGCTAGGTGGAATAAGAACATTGAGGCAACGTATAATATTGTTGCTGACTCGTTCGTGCCGGATCATCGTCGACGCGCATCGTATGGTATTCTAAATGCTAATGCGTTGAAGGGTATGATCGTGGCTAATGATCGGTATTATTCTCGTCATGTTACTGGCCCCAAGGTTAGTAACTTCTACTTGAATATTGTGGGACATACTGATCCTATTACTACTGATAGTCTTATGAGTAAGGCTGCTGGTTATGGTAGTGATGTTAGTACTAGGATTCGTAGTGAGGTTGAGCAGGGTGTACGTACCCTAGCCGACGTGTTTAGTCTTTCTCCCCGTGATATGCAGGCTAGTATCTGGGTTGCTTATCGTGGGAGTGCCGTCTAATGAAGAACTTTAAGTTTAATATCAGCGAGTATACTTACTATCACCAGCCACACTATCGTGTTACGGTAGATTGTGTACGCAAAGTAGAGTATTCTGTTCCATTTATGGAGCCAGATTCTGAGGATATGTCTATTGATATTTGTGTTACCACTAATCCGGAGATTGCTGAGTGTGTTGTTGAGGCTATGACTAAGATGTATTCTTAGTTAATCGCATTGCCAGAGTGGTGGAATTGGTAGACACACTAGACTCAAAATCTAGCGCCGCAAGGTGTGAGGGTTCGACTCCCTCCTCTGGTACTCACAACTAGAAAGGTAAGTAGATGGGTAAAGAAAAGAAACTAGCAGAGGCTAGTATCGTATACAAGAAGGGTGCTTGGTCTGTCAGTGTAGATGGTAAGATGATTGGCCGTAGCCCTAGCCTTGCACTTGCGACAGAGATGCTGTATGATAAGGGATACAAGGTTCATACTTATCGTAGGTCTAAGACTGCTAGTGATAAGGTTAAGTTCGATGCTACTGTATTGTGTTTCACTCCAAAGGAAGAAGAGTAATGGCTGTTCCGTCTAGCATTAAGAAGAATAAGTTGGCTGCTAAGAAGCAGGTTCGTGAGGATCGTGGCGCTAAGAAGATGAAGGCTAAGGCTCTTCGTGCTGAGCGTAAACTAAAGGAGCAGAGTCGTGTATAAGTTTGTAAGCAAAGGAACTAAGAGTGACTTTGATGCAGCCGTATTCTACAATGGTCAGAAACTAATTCATATTTATATGGGTAAGCATTTTGATAGTGTTGAGGTACAGGTTGAGGATGGTAGTGGTAAGTTCGTGTGTGAGTGGGAGGATATCCTTGAAGAGTCTGATTGATACAATCAAATCGTATGTCAACACGCCGCGTGTAGATAACTATCTGCATTTCTCTACAGATTTGCAGAACCCTAGGCATACTTGTATTAACTGGTTGTATGGGCAGCCAACAGTTGATAAGCCTTGGATGAATACGTTCCCTCTACTACAGGGTAGTGCTGTGCATGAGTATGTTCATACTATCTTTCATGATGATGATCGGTGGAAGTATGTTAGTGAGCAGCCTATCTTTGTTGAGGATCGTGAGTTTCCTTGGAAGGGTACGGCTGACGCTTACCTAGAGGATGAGGATGGTACGCCGTGGCTTATTGATTATAAAACTGCGAGTGGTGTTAGCCTATCGTTTATGAATGAGCCTAAGCCTGAGCATGTACTACAAGCCAGCGCTTACTATCATTATGGTATTAGTATCCCCGGCTTGCGTGTTGGTATTGTCTACTTGCCTAGTAGTCCAGACTATAAGCGTAGGTGGGAAGAGCCTAGGTTCTACGAGGTTCAGCCGCTTAGTAAGGATACGATTGATACTCGTATGACTCTCATTGAGGATTACATTATAGAGTATGTTAAGACTGGTACTCTGCCTGACCCTCTAGCAGGTGAGTATAATTGGAAGCACAACAAGAAGGCTAAGGTATGGGAGGAGTGGTATAGACCACACTATACTAGTTTGTATTGTCCTTGGAAGGATGAAGAGGTTGACTTGTGTGGTTGCTCCATAGATAAGGCTCGTATTGTAGCGACTAGTGACATTGATCCTACAGAAATGTGTGATACAATCAAAGAAAACAAGGAGAAGTGATGATCCCAACCGATCTTACAGAGAAGTTTCACCCCTCGTTGGTGAAGAAGAATCAGAGTGGACAGGACTACGTAGCGATTAATGATTATATTAATCGGCTTAACGAAACACTCGGTGCGCTATGGTCTTGGAGTGTTAACTCTTGGAAGATTCTAGATGCACCACCCACTAAGACTGGTAAGCCTCAGTACACTGCTGTTGTACAGGGTACGCTAATGATTATCCTAAATGATATTGGTGTCATTAGTGTTGGCGAGGATGATGAGGATGCGTTCCTCACTACTCAGCGTGCTAGTGTGGCTCGTGATGGTATCGGTGCTAACACTAACTTTGATCCTGATACTGCTGTTAAGTCTGCTCAGGCAGAGGCATTGAAGAAGGCGTGTCACCAGTTTGGTATTGCTCTCTACTTGTGGGATGTTGCAGAGCGAGACTTTGTAGAGTTGCAGCGTCGTGCTAAGACGGATGATGGTGCGCTTAAGCATCTTGTTGTTGCTTATACTCAGCGTGTGCTAGAACTAGATCCGGGTACTAACCCTGATCCTACTGCTATCCTAGATGTCCTTGGTCTTGACGAGTGGGACACTAGTAATGCTCGTACTATTCTAACTAAGAAGGGTGTTATCTAATGCGTTCGACTGATCGTGATTTTTATATGAGTACTATTAGTGTTCTTCAGTCCCAGCGTCGTATGATTCAGAGTATTGCTGATGATATGTGTATGCGTCTTGACGAGTTGGAGGGTCAGATTGCTATGCAGTATGACCAGTCTGAGGATTGGGAGACAGAAGAGTTGCTTGATTCTGCTTGGCAGTCAGGGTATGATTATAATAAGTTGAAGGAAGAGGAGGCTATGCTTGACTACGAGGAGGATACTATCCTTTATGATACGCTCCGTAACAAGCAGTGCAAGTGCAAGGAGAATAACAACCCTAATGATTATCGGATGGACTAATGCTAGTACACTACAAACATCTTAGTAAGTACGCTCATAGTCCTATCAAGGCTCACGCTGCTGACGCTTGTTATGATCTTCGTGCCAGCAGTAAGGCTACCGTACCCGCTGGTGGTACCATTGTTATTCGTACTGATCTGGCTATTCGTGTACCTACCGGGCACGTTGGTCTTATCATGAGTCGCAGTGGCCTAGCCGCTAAGCATAGTGTGTTCGTACTAAATGCGCCCGGTATCATTGACGCTGAGTATAGTGGTGAGATTAAGATTGTGCTTGGTAACATGAGTCCTAATAATTATCTTGTGGAGAAGGGAGATAAGGTAGCACAGTTTACTATGCTTCCTCTTATGCAGTTGAATCTTCTTCGTGGTGATACTATGGTATGGAGTGGGGTAAGGGGCGAGCGTGGCTTTGGATCTTCTGGCTATTGATACTGAAACAACTGGTGTTGGTTGGTATGATGAAGCCTTCATGATTAGCGTAGCGACACAAGAGTGGAGCCATGTTTATGATAAGCGTCTTTGCGAACATGACAAAGATTGGGATGAGGCTGTAGAAACCGTATCCACAATGCTTATCGATTGTGATAAGATCATCATGCATAATGCTAAGTTTGATATCCAGAAATTGTGTCGCATAGGTATCCCACTCAGCGTATTCAAAGATAAGTTTGAGGACACACAAGCACTAGCCCACCTCATTAACGAACAACAATCCACCAGCCTCAAGTACCTTGCTCGTACCGTACTAGGTGAGGAGACTGATGAGGATGAGGTACTAAAGGTATGGCGTAGAAAAAATAAGATTAAGAAAGATGAAGGTTATGAGCCTATCCCCCATGAGATTCTTGCACCGTATGCAGCAAAGGATGCTGAGTTCACGCTGCGGCTTTACGAAGTACTACGGAATCAATTGCCCTCGGATCTGCAAGCGTTGTATCAAATTGAAAAAGAATTAACAATCAGCCTGCTAGGTATCGAAGCCAAGGGTATGCGGATTGATAATGAGTACGTTAAACAACAGAGGAAGGAGTACGGAGATAAACTATATCGGATTAAGCATCGTATTGGGACAATTGCTGGCGAGGAATTCAACCCCCAGTCCCCTAAGCAAATCATCGAATACTTTACACAGCGTGGAGTACGAGTCGCAGCGACGGACAAGGCTACGCTTTCAAAAGTGGACGACGAACTGGCTAGACTAATTGTAGAATTACGAGAAGCAAATAAGATTAAGACCACGTACTTTGATGGGTTGCATGATGAAGTAAAGGATGGTATCTTGCATCCTAACTTTCGTCAGCACGGTACTAAGACAGGACGTATGAGTAGTGGAGCAGCCGAGGCATGAACGTACAAAATATTCCAAGGAGTCAGAAAGATGTTAAGCGAGCATTCGTACCCAAGTTGGATGCATTCCTATTCTTTGATTATAAAGCAATCGAAGTCCGCCTACTCGCCTACTATCTTGCCGCAGCAATCAATGATCATTCGTTGGCAAACGAAATCAATGATGGATCAGACCCTCACGCAGTCACCGCTCGTGGCCTATACAATACGGACAGCATCACAGACGAGCAGAGGCAGGTGGGTAAGACACTAAACTTTAGTATCATCTATGGTGGTGGTGCCCGTACTATCATGAGTCAGTTGGATGTTAAGTATACTGAGGCTCGCCGCTTGTTGAAGGCGTACCACACCACTCGTCCCGGCATTGCCCTACTCAATGATAACATTGCTGCCACACTAGAGCATAAGAAGTATATCAAGAGTCTATATGGTAGGCGACTACACATCACAGAGAATCATAAAGCATTGAACGCTTTGATTCAGGGCAGCGCAGCCGACCTAATGAGAGACTCAGTAGTGCGAGTGACTCGTCTACTAGATGCGAAATATGCTACACATATAGTAAATATCGTGCATGATGAGATCATCCTAGACGCTACAACAAGTGAGATAAGTACCCTTGTTACTACAATCCCACGACTTATGGGGAATAAAATGGTAGAGAGATTCGTTAGTATAGAAACAGACTGCGAATATTCTACTACTAACTGGGCAGAGAAGGAGGCATACCGTGGCAATTGATGATCCAGTAAATAGTCCTAAGCATTACACACAGGGTGACATGGAGGTCATCACTGCTATCGAAGGGCTAGGTCTTGACTATCACCAAGGTAATGTACTAAAGTATATTGCTAGGTATCGTCACAAGAATGGCATGGAGGATCTACTTAAGGCGAAGTGGTATGTTGATCGTCTTATCTATATCTATTCGCAGGAACAAACTAAACTACAGAGGAGTATGGTATGAGAACACTAGTATTGACTAGTCCGAACATGAAGGGTGCTGACGTTAGTGCAGCACAAACTCTCTTGAAGAAGCAGGGTTACTACACTGATAAGATTGACGGATTGTATGGGCCTAACACGGCTGCTGCTACTAAGGCTGCTAAGTGGGACATTGGTTATGCTGAGAAGAATGTTGATAGCGAGTTTAATGATACGCTGTCTCTGCTGCTTAGTGGTAAGACTAAGCCTACGCTTCTCATGAAGCAGCGAGCCAAGGCTCGTAACAAGAAGCAGTACGTTGGTGCTGACGCTCTTGATATTGCTAGTCGTTTCATCGGCGTTAGTGAGCAGCCGCCCGGATCTAACATCTGCCTATTCAGTAATTGGTATGGTATGCGTGGCCCGTGGTGCGCTATGTTTGTCACGTATTGTTTTAGTCAGGCAAAGAGCAAGTCGTTTGTTAAGGGCAGCAAGTATGCTTACTGTCCCTACATGCTGGCTGATGCTAAGGCAATGCGTAACGGGCTGAAGATTGTTAAGGTTGCTGAAGTACAGGTGGGTGACATCGTGCTCTTCGACTGGAAGAAGGATGGTATCCCCGACCACGTTGGTATTGTTAACATTGTACCCGGTAAGCGTAAGACGTTCACAAGTATTGAAGGTAACACGAGTGGTACTAATCCTAGTGATGGTGGTATGGTCGCTCTTATGGAGCGTCGGGTTGCTGACGTTAGTGCTTTTATCCGAGTGATGAATTAAGGAGAATAGAATGATTAACGAGTCGCATAAGAATTGG